AAAATCTAATGAATATGCCATAAATACATTATATCATAAATGTACTGTTTTTGTTTCATTTAACTATAAATTTCTCATTATAGAGTTTTTCTAAACGATGTCTTCGCCTTTGGTCATTAAAAATCCAATCCTTGAAAGCCTCTTTGAGAAGTTCCTGCTTCTCACCTGCTAACATAGTTTCTTTCTTGTTTAGAACTTGTCTCTTATCACCACCATCAGTATAGACAGTATCGTACACTCTAGTATCATGCAAATTCAATGAATCTTCAATAAGTCGATAAGCATTTACCCTGCTTGTCCCATAAGTCAAATTTGCTAAGTCATTGCGACTATCCTGGGTCTTGCCATCAATCTTCCACTCTGATGTAAAAGGAGAAAAATGAACATTTATTGCTTGTTTAGCATAATAACCAGGCTGTAAAGTATCAAAAATAAACTGATTGATATCTGATGTAGGAATCCAAGTTGTACCAAGTCGTACCGATATTTCACTTGCGGTCAATTCTTTAGGCATGACTCCCTGAAGTTTATCTCGCTGAAATTTCAGTTCAATTAAATTATCAAGAACATCTTTATCTGGATTTTCAATTGCTTGATACCTTTCAATGTAAAAATCCATGATTGCCATTTTCTCACGAATATTTCCACTTAGGTATTGGTCTGCTGGAACATACGTTAATCCCATTTCTTTCATCCCTTTCTCTGAAAATGGAAGTAATTTTGTTTCAGGATATATGTAGGGAATATCGAGATATATCTCGCCTTTCAACTCTTTTACGAGAACTTCTCTCGGTTTGTCGGTCAACTTAGTCATATAATCAAAGTCAACTCTTCCCTTTTCTGAAATTGAAAGTATCAAAGCTTCATGACTAGATTCACAATGCTCGACAACTTTTGCTTTAGCAATCGTCCGTTTAAAGAAAATATCCCCTTTCCCTGCAAACTTACCTTTATCCAGTTTCTCAATTGATGATACTAATGGATAGTTACTATCCTCACGCAAATTCCTACGGTTTAGTGTAGAGTTAATATAGTCATGATTGACTTTGAAAGTATCATAAGCTTTATTTAACCTATGTTGACTTTCTTGAATTAACTCATCACTAGCATTTTCTTTTTGGAGTTGAATGACTTCTTTCAGACTTTCGACAACCGCTAGATAATTTTTTAGTCTATTGATTTCCTTGTCTGTCATGTGTTGCCGAATCATCACCGAATCTTCACGAAAATAGGGAATTCCATCTATCATGGTATAAGAAAAATTCTTAACATGATCCAAAGCTGGAAGTATGTCTTGCCCATCATTGATTTGTTGATCTAGTTTAATATTTGGTATCTCACCTTGAATTTCTTCAACGGCAGTTGTCAATTGTACACTCAAATTTTCCTCATTAGGAATACAAGCTAAACTTGGACCAAATCTCCCAGATACTTCTGTCATTTTACCCAAGACCATCTCTGGATGATCTACAAAATACTTATTGTAAGTAAATCCATTCTCATCTCTTGCTAAATGTATCCAGTCAACATCTTGCTCTCGAATAACATCTCGCTTCTGCAAGAAAAGAATATCACTGGTAACTTCAGTTCCTGCCAAACCTTTAAAAGTTGAATTTGGTAGCCGAATGGCCCCCAATAAATCGCACCGATTGGCCAGATACTGACGGACTCGACTATCTTGTTTGTCCATGGTTCCAGAAGAGGTCACAAATGCAATCACTCCACCACTGCGAACCTTGTCGATAGACTTGGCAAAGAAATAATCATGTATCAAGAATTTTTCTCGGTCATAATCTCTATCCGAAACTTTAAAATCACCAAACGGAACATTTCCAACTGCTACATCAAAGAAATTATTTGAAAAGCTTGTATCTTCGTATCCTTGTATTTGAATAGTGGATTTTTGATATAGTTCTTGTGCAATCCTACCGCTGATTCTATCTAACTCTACACCATAGATTTTTGAACGCCCCATTTCACTTGGTAGGCGACCGATGAAGTTTCCAACCCCACAAGAAGGCTCCAAGATATTACCATTTTCAAATCCAAGATTCTTCAATCCCAGATAAATAGCGTCGATGACCAATGGTGGTGTATAAAAAGCAGTCAAGGTGGATTCCTTGGCTGCTTGAAATTCTTCTGGACTAAGCAATTCTGTAAGTTCATTTCGTGCTTCTAACCATTGTCCAGTTTTCTCCTCGTTAAAAACATCAGCCAGACCACCCCATCCAACATATAAGGCAAGCGATTTCTGTTCTTCAAAAGTAGCACGTCTACCTTCCAAATCTAATTTTTTTATGATTCGAATCGCTTCTAAGTTATTGTCTAAGCGTTCGGAGGGAGAGAGTGAATGTGGTAAATTATCTAGAATATAGTTTTTTTACTTATTATATAGCTGTTTATAGTTACAACTCCCCGACTATTCCCCGACCTCTGGACAAGGTCTTTTTTTGTCTGCAAAAACGGCAATTTTGCAAAATGTCCGTGGACATGGCATTTTTTAACAAACTGACCGACATTGATGACGGTCTGTTGCTACCGACATTTGTGTCGACAACAAAAAAAGCCCCCAGCGTTTGCTGAGGGGTTTTTGAAATACAATGATAGCGGTTGGGCGGCGTATCCAACATCTCAGGTACTCTCTCGAGTGCGTCAGGAGCCTTTCTGACCTCGTTATCATTCATTGTATTTAGTTTACTACTTATCTTCTATTTTGTCAAATGCTTTGATGCGACCGTTTCTCTTCATGTGATTTAATTTGGAATCTGTGATGTCATAAACCGAAGCCACAAAGAAATAGTCGTTTTTCTTATCTAGTTTGACAGCGACCAGAACATTATCTGCAAGGACTTTGATAACTTCAAAACTCTCTGTCTTCACATTCTTATTTTGACCAACAAAATCCGGCGAATCCAAAATAGTAGCAACATCTGGGATATATTTGATCATCTTTCGATGTCTGCTTTTTAACATATGTTTTTCAAGATTTTCTTCGTGGATCAGGATATCGGTTGCAGAAGTTTCTAACCCTACTATTTCCTTGATTTTTTGACTGATTTTTACATTGTATTTCATGATTTTTATTATACCACATTCCTTTTCACAAATCATAATCCCCAGCAAATGCTGGGCTGAAACTTTATTTAAATGTACCCCAAGCATTGCCGAAACGCTTACCGTCTTTGGTAGCGCCCGTCGCAACGTAGTTACGTTTGCCGCTGCCGCCTATGTAAGACACCCAGACATAGCCATTGACATCGATGATGACAGTATCATAGTCAAATGATTCACCACGCTTGTATACTGCTACAATCTCGCCTGAAGTATTTGGCGCCCTGCGAACATTGAGAGCATCGACCGTGACAGTCATAGTGCCCGTCTCGCGATAGGAACGAGAGCCTGCAAGGTTGGGTGCTGACTGTGCGACCGTGCCAGGCGGTGTGATGTAATGCACGACCTGTTGACGATAGCTTGCAGCGCTGTAGTAGTTGCGGACAGGGTAGCGTTTGCCACCGAAATTTTGCTCTAAGATAGTCAATCGGTCACCGTCGACTGCTTCGACGATTACCACATGTCCGTAAGGGTTTCCTGGTGTTGCCCCAAGCGTCACAATCTGACCTGCTTTAAATGGACCAGATGTGGAAACTGTCCAGCCGTTAGCTTGCCAGTTGTATGATGAGCCGATGTTTTTGGCAGAGATTGTATCGCCGATTGCACCGCTGACCCAGCCCACACCAGCGCCAAGTCCGACAGTTGCATCCGGGCTAATCATGCGCTCATACCAACTGGCCAAAGCATAGCATTCACCATTGCCAACAGACACACCGGACCCAACCTGAGCTCTTACATTATTTAATGCTTCATTTACTGTTGTCATAGGCTTCTCCTTTCCACGCATCATTCATCTGCTTGACTGCGCTCTCGATAAAGGTCTCTAACTGTGTATCAGTCATATAGATGTTGTATTTAGCAAGCTGACCTGTTACGCGACGTTTAGCCATGTCTAGCTTGTCTACATGCTTGTCCTGGTCTAGCTTGGCGATTTGTTCAACTGCATTAACAGCGTTCCGTGCCAGAATCTCTGTAATTTCGACCGCTCGCTTACCACCCTTGGCAATCAGATACTTTTTGACCTCATGGACAATCATACCAGCAACGATAGCTAATATACCAGTAGCAGACCCTATAATAATTTCTGTAAGTTGATTCATACTTATTCTCCTTTTTCGATTTTTTCAATACGGTCACTCATTAATGACACTTCACCTTTTAAGCCACCGATTTCACGAGCCATGGCTCCCATTTCTGCGGTAGTCTTTTCAAGATGATTCATCAAGCGGTCCTCCCGCTTGTTACTTTCTTCCTTGGCCTGCTCATGGAAATCCATGAGCTTAGCTTCTCGCTTGTCTGACGTCTTAATCAGATAACGGATGACGAATCCGAATAATAAAATAAACAAAATAGCCCAAGCAACTTGACTTTGGGCTATTCTTTCTGCGTGTTCGATTGGCATAGGCTACGCCTCCGCTCCTGCTGTTGGGTCTGTCCAATCTGGATTTCCGTTTTCATCAAATTTCATGATCCAATACTCTTCGTTGAGCATGTCAGCAATATTAATTGTCGCAGCGGTACCGCCCCACTGATTAAAGGCCCAGATAGTTTCCACATCCACAAATTTGCGACGACCATTCACAATTGCAGGACGTTTTTGCACATCACGGTACATGTAAAAATCCTGAGTTGCTGACTTGCAACGGATAAATTCGCCATTTTCCTTCATGTAAACGAGCGCTGTTGCCAAGTCAAATGGTTGTGTTGTTTCTTCCAAGTTAAGCAATGTGTTGTCTGTAGTTTGAGTCATAATTATTCTCCTTCGATAATTTCTTCTGGTTTAGTAGCTTCGTCCAGTTGCTGAGTCAAATCTGTAATCTCTGCTTGCAGTTGTGTGATAATCTGCTGCGCTTCTGTCAGCTGTACAGCTAACAGATTCTTAGTCGTCATTTCCTCTGACAGCTTTGTCACGAGGTCGTTATTAGTCAAGCGTAGAGCTTGTGTGATTTGTTCTTGATTCATAAATTCTCCTATAAATTTAATTCAAATTTCCAGTTGTCCCGTCTAGCTTTTATGTGTGTACGAAGTGCTTCGTTAAACTCAAAATTGTTGTAAATAATGTGATTCCAGATGTCCCATAACGCTGCCACTGCTGTATCCAGTCGGATAGGCTTCGAATTTTTATCTGGGGCCACAAAGTGCTTAGACCAAATTTCGGACTCTGCGTTGATGTTAGCAGGGACTATACGTTGAGTGACAGAATTGATATTCCAACCGACATCGCCTTGTGCATGTCTTAATAGCGTGTTATCTCCATAAATCCTCACATTGTCTTCTGTGTTTATATTGTTTGTGTTCTCTACAACAATCCCTGCAAATGTTGCCGAATTAAAAACTTCTCCTCCATTACGGTTACTCCCGATGATTGTTCGCGAGTAATTCCCTTCGGTTTCAAATTTTATAAATTGAGTAGGGTGTCCAGTATAGATACGTCTTATTGCAGCTACGTTTGTGTAAAAGTTAATTTTGCTTTCGTCGAAATTGACATCCATACCACCGTTGAGGGCTTTAGCAATACCGCCAGCAATCTGCTTAGCTGACACAGCCACTGCTTGCACACTTGTGATGAAGGCATCTTTAGCGAACAATTTCTTCAAATAGGCTTGGTTTGCGGTTAACCCGTTGAAGAATGCTTCATCGAATGCAATTTTCGACCCATCGATACTATTCGCTTTAATCCGTGCAGATGCTAAATAACCCGTCGTAACCTTACCAGCATCTAAGCCTGCAATCTTAGCGGATGTAATCACACCGTCCTGAATGTATGTGGTTCCGGTAATCTGCACCAACTTACCATCAATCTTGACTGACCCATCCTTGTTGAGATTAAGTTGATTGAGTACCGTGCCTGAGCTGGTCAGATTTTGAATTGCATAAGACCCTGCCAATTGACTGACTTGTGTCTTGAGTCCGTTAGTGCCAGACACCTCTTGGACCAAACCTGCTGCAGTCTGAGTAACTTTGCTGACGTTGTCCAAAATGCTTCCAGCCGTTCCGACTGCGCCGATAGTACGAGTGTGACTGTCGACTGTGTCACGGACTGAGTGCAGGGCTGTGACGGTGGCCAGGTCTTCAGGCGCCAATGTGTGATCTGTAGGTACCCTTCCAAACTCGATTTTGGGATTGGAAACTTTTATATCTCCGGCTGCCTGTATCCATAATGTCGGCGAGTGAAATTTGGTAATTACTTTCCCTTCAGGAACAGTAAACGTCTGGCTAATTCGCTTCTTCGTGGTATCTTGCGTTTGCCAAACTTCCCAATATTTCACTACACCGTTTATCTCAACTGAACAAGCTAAACCATACCTTTTTCGTGAATTTAAAGCGGAAACATTGGTACCCTCGACATCACAAGATATTGTGACAGTTTTGATTTTCGACAAATTAGATAGTAAGTCACTCGACAAATTAAATGGTTTGCTTACCCACCTACCTGTGCTACTGATTTCGGCTTGAGATTTCAAAATGTAATTTCTTCCGCCTACCTCAGTCGGAATCTTCGCCTCAACAGTGCCAATCTCAGTCCGTATCTGACCGGCCACAGTATCAACCTTTGCACTCGCCGTATTAATTTTGCCGTCAAGTGTCTGTGTACTTGAGGTCAATTCTTCCAGTTTCCTATCAACTGTATTTTGATAGGTCGCTAGATTTTGCTTAGCAGTGTCAGCTGTTGACTTGATTTCGTTTAGCTTTAGCGTTGTTCCTCTGACATTTTCGTCGTAGGTAGACTTAGCCACATAGTTAGTAGCAATCGCGGCACGTTCGGCAGATAACTGCTTGGCCGTTTCGGCACGACTAGCTGTAAAATACTGACTAGCTCGCGTACTTTCGCCATCCTTGTAGGTTTCGAGGCTCTCCAGACGAGTCTTAAAGCCTTCAGCCGTCTGTTGGGCGTAGGTCTTAGCCTCGACAGCCTTGCCATCTGCCAATTGGATTTGACGGGATAACTCTGCACTGGATTCCTCAGCAGAGCGCTTGTAGGTTGCGATTTCTGAACGGAGGTCTTCTGGAGAAGCTTGCCAGCCTAAATCAATATTTCCACG